GGTACTTCTGGATATTCTGGTACTTCTGGATACTCTGGTACTTCTGGCTACTCTGGATCTGGTGTTTCCGGATACTCTGGCATCTCTGGCTATTCTGGCTATTCTGGCATCTCTGGCTACTCTGGTATTTCTGGCTACTCTGGTATTTCTGGATACTCTGGATCTGGTGTTTCTGGGTACAGTGGTACGTCAGGATACAGCGGGTACTCAGGATTCCCTGCAACAATTTTAACCGCCAGCATTACCACCGCAACAACCATTACACCAACTCCAAACACGGCTACTCAATACGAAGTAACCGCGTTGGCAACTTCGGCAACAATTGCAACTCCCTCTGGAACTCCAACAGACGGACAAAAATTAATTATTCGCATTAAAGATAACGGAACCGCACAAGCACTTACTTGGACAACTACCAGTGGCGCGTATCGCGCGGTTGGTGTAACGTTGCCGGTAACAACGGTTGCGGGTAAAGTTTTATATATTGGTTGCATTTATAACAGTCAAGATACTTTTTGGGACGCAGTAGCAACCGCGCAACAATAATGATAATTGATTACACAATCACACAAAACGGGTACACATTTAGTGATGCACTAATCCTAGATGATGACAACACGCTTACGCCTGAAGAAATTGAGGCAATGAAGCAAGCCCGTTTTGATAAGTGGTACAAGATTATTACCACTCCTGTAGATAACCCTGTGTTTCAGGAATAATAAATGGCTACATACTATTGGGTAACTGGAGCAGGTACTTGGTCAACAACAGGTAATACACACTTTGCTACTAGCTCTGGCGGAACACCAACTGCCAATAATCCTACAACTGGTGACACAGTTGTTTTTGATACTAACTCTGGAATTGCAGGAGCTTCTTATGCAGTTACTGTAACTACTACTAATACAGTAACAACAGTTACTTTAGCAAACCCATCAGCAGGAACAGTATCTTTTAATTTGGGTGCAAACTTTAGCAATACAGGAACATTTACATTTACTTCAGGTGCAATCAGTTTAAGCACTTATACTTTAAGCTGTAACATTTTTAGCTCAACAAACTCCAATACTCGTTCGATTGCTTTTGGTACTGGAAATATTACAGTTACAGGCAATGCGGCTACTGTATGGAATATGGCGACTGCTACGGGCTTTACTTTAACTGGCACACCTCAAGTTAATTTAACTTATACAGGTTCTACAGGAACAAGAATAATAGCTCATTCAACTACGGCTGGTAGCGTAGGAGAAGTTGGTGCTGTAAGTTTTACTTTTTCTGCATCAGGTGATGCTATTACCATTAATAATGGTAGCTATATTAAAAACTTAATATTTAGTTCAGGCTCTACTAATACAGTTGCAAACTCAACATTATATGTTTACGGAAACTACACTTTAGCTTCTGGAATGACAATAACTGCTGGAACAAACGTAACTAACCTTTTTTCTGGTTTAAATCAGCAAAATATTACTACTAATAACGTCACACTTGATTTTCCAATTAATATTGGGGGAACTGTAAATCCTACGGCTATTACTGGCAATGGTAGTACAGTAACAGTAACTTATTCTGCTGCATTTTCATTTCCTGCGGTCGGCTCAAAAATTACTGTAGCAAACGTAGTTCCAGCTGAATATAACGGCACTTTTACTGTAACTTCATCATCTAATACAACACTTACTTATTCAAGTTCTATAACAGGAACAGTAACTACTTTTGGAACTATTAGCCTAGCTAGTTGTACAGTCCAGCTTCAAGACGCAATGACAATGGGTACTAGTAGAACATTAGCTTTTAATAGCGGAACATTAGACTTAAATAACAAAACATTTACTACAGGAATTTTTACAGCTATTACTTCTGCCCCGCATAGTATTTTATTTGGAACAGGAACAATTAATATAGCTAGCAACAATGCTACCATTTGGTCAAACCTTAGTACGGCATCTACCCCATTTACTTACACAGGCACAAGTAAAATTAATTGTACATATTCTGGTTCAGTAGGTACTAGAGTTATAACTAGCCAACAACAAACAGAAGCAAACGCACTTAACTTTTACATTACTGCTGGTTCTGATAACTTTCAAATTAATGGAAATCGTGGCTATCAAACAATAGACTTTACTGGTTTTACAGGCACATTTGGAATAGTTCCAGCTAGTACCGGTAACGCAGTTATTTATCAAAACCTTGTATTGCCAGCAGCAGGGGTCGCTACAGGATTTGGTGCAAACAGCGCAACATACGGATTTACTTTTGGTTCAGCAACAAATAGCCAAACATTTACTAGCAATGGTTATTTATTAGACACTAATATATTAAAACAAGCCGCAGGAAGTTTGACATTAGTTGGGCCATTAACTTTAACATCTTCTGTTAGCACAGGGCAATTTACATTTACTGGTGGAACATTTAGCACTGGTGGATATGCACTAAACTGCGCAATATTTAACTTTCAAAACACTGGTACTAAAACATTAACTTTAACTAATAGCACAGTAACTATTTCTGGCGGTACTTCAAGCTCAGGATTTTCTGGCTCAAACACTAATACAACTTACAATTTAACAGGCTCAAACATTGTATTTACTACCTCTGCTACTACGTTTTTTAATGCTCCAATAGGAGTATTTCCTCAAGTTACTATGGGTGGTACTGGAACGCTTAATATTGGTCAAGCATCTGCCTCAAACACAATTACAACCCTGACAAATACAACACAGCCTTGTACTATTTCTTTATTGGCAACTGCAACGCAGCTTAACGTAACCAACTTTAACGTAAACGGTACTGCTGGTAATTTAGTTACATTGAATAGCACAGTACCAGGAACACAAGCTACTATTAGTAAAACAAGCGGTCAAGTATCTGTCAACTATTTAAACATTCAAGACAGCAAAGCTACCGGCGGTGCTGCGTGGGACGCTTACTATTCCACCAATTCTGGAAATAACACAGGCTGGTTTATCTCGTCAAACCTGTCAAATTTTTTAAATTTATTTGATAAACAATAGTCAATTTTTTACTTTTTTGCGTATTAGTGGTAGTAAGATGATATAATATAGGTTCGTACGAACCCGTAAGGAAAACATGAAATACAGCATTGTAATACCGACTTACAATAATTGTGAGAAGTACTTAAAGCCGTGTGTAGACTCGATTATTAAGTACACCGACTTGACCGATGTAGAGCTGATTATCAGCGCCAACGGGTGTACAGATAACACAGATAAGTACATTAACTATCTGGCAAGCGCAATACCCCACTTTGATGCTATTTGGGATCCGGCACCCGCTGGGTTTGCAGTGGCTACAAACAGGGGCATTAAAAAGGCTAAGGGGGACAAAATCATCCTCCTTAACAACGACACCCAGCTATTGGGGCCAGATTGGATTGAAAAGCTAGACAGTGGTGCTGATATTTGCTCTGTGTGGACACAGTTCTCACCCATTACCCAGCGCCGTTTTGCGGTGTTCTTTTGTGTGTTAATTGACGCCAAGGTGTTTAAAACGATTGGCTACCTTAACGAAGAATACAGCACCGGTGGCTGCGAAGACATTGAGTTTTGCCTAAAAGCCCAAGATGCTGGGTTTACGATGGACGCAAACTGGGATAATGGTCAGTTTCCAATCTACCACAAGGCCGAGGGCACGATGCACGACCCGCAGCTGGTACAAGACTGGGGCAACAAGTTTTTGCTAAACGAACTTCGGTTAGCAAAGGAATACAACTTAGACTGGTACCGCTGGCGCCTGTCAAACAACTACGAGCGGGCAGTATTCCTCAAAGGTGATCCAGTGTTTCCCCGTGAAACCCAAAGATATGAATGGGCGGGGAAAAACGTACTACCGGGCTCGGTGCTTGAGATTGGATGCTCTACAGGCTACGGTTACCAGTTCTTAAACACGCAAGCCTACATTGGCCTTGACTACGACCCAATTATTATAAACGTAGCCAAAGAACAACAGTGGTCTGATAATGCAACGTTTTATCGCGCCGACATTAATACATTCGATTTGGGGCGCTACAGCACGATTATAGCGTTCGAGGTAGTGGAGCACCTAGACAACGGTTTAGAGCTCGTAGAGAGGCTAAAAGGGCACTGCAAACGCCTTTTAATTACCGTGCCTCACAACGAGCCAAAGGGCTTCTGGGGAGAGCACCACAAGCTGCATGGGTTGACTGAAAAAGACTTCCCTGGATTTACGTTTGAGTACATCGACTTTGAGGGTAATATTTCCTCGGCAATGCGCCAAGTAGACCAGAGCAATCCGGGCAACTTGATGATCTGCAGGTGGGACAATGAGTAAAGTACTATGTTCCGTGGCAACACGGGGTAGGTACTTCACAACACTGCCCTTAGTATTAAATGCCATCATTAACCAATCCAAGCCGGTTGATAAGCTGATTGTCTACGATGACAATGACGAGCCGCAGGACATGCGAAAAGAGTTTTTGTACCAGCACTTTTTTCAGATGTTAGATATTAAGGGTATTGCATGGGAGTGGCAGTACGCTGACAAAAAAGGTCAGCACCACATCCACCAACGAGCCAACCTAGCGGGTTTTGATTGGGTTTGGCGCGTTGACGATGACGCGGTGCCAGAACCAAATGTATTAGAAGAGTTGTATCGTTGGATTGATATGTGGCCCGATTTGGGTGCTGTGGGTAGTCATATTTGGACACCACCACACATACCAAACACCGCTGGCATAACTGGACGAATTGATAACATTGATTCAGAACCAAACATCCAGTGGGGCAAGTTTAATGTAGCCCAAGAAGTTGATCATCTACACTGTTCATTTTTATATCGTGCTGGTGTAACAGATTATAATTTAGGACTATCTAGGGTAGCGCACAGAGAAGAGACGTTGTTTACTTTTCAGCTGCAACAAAAAGGTTATAGCATTTTAGTAGTACCAAACGCCATTACCTGGCACATGAAGAATCCTGACGGAGGGATTCGTAGCGAGACAAGGAAGGAAATGTATGAGCATGATGAACAGATTTTTAGAAATATTTTGCAGTACCGTGATCGTACCATTGTGGTTCTCAATTGTGGCCTTGGTGACCATATTGTATTCAGCCGCATACTTCCTTCAATACCTAACGCTGAAGTTTTTAGTTGTTACCCTGAAGTGGTTCCCGGTAGGTCAATAGCAGAGGCAGTGCAGCTGTTTGGTGATCTTGACCCGTGGAACGTCTACAAGAAGATGGACCAGTGGAAGTGGAAAGATAGTTTAGAAAAAGCATACCGGAAGATGTACTTATGATTATCATCTCCCCGTATGCACAAAAACTAAGAACAAATAAAGAAAACCCAAAAAACTATCCATATTGGGAACAACTTGTACAAGAATTGCAAAAAACTATACATGTTGTGCAAATTGGCGTTGAGGGTGAAAAGCAATTAGTACCAGATTTTAGAAAGAATTTACCGATTCCAGCTTTGCGAGAATTACTATGGCAATGTAAGACATGGATTGGAGTAGATAGTTTTTTTCAACATTTAGCTTGGGATGAAGGAGTACCCGGCATCGTATTATGGGGGCCATCTGATCCGCTGATATTTGGACACCCAGAAAATATTAACCTACTAAAAGACCGATCATGTTTAGTAGAAAATCAGTTTATATGGTGGGAGGCCACCGAACACAGTAACGATCGCTTTGTAAAACCAAAAGAAATACTAGAGCACCTAAAGGAATAAAACATGGCCCAATCCGGCTACACACCAATTTCGTTGTACTACAGCGCCACCTCTGGGGTTGCCCCGACGGCAGGCAACCTTGTAAACGGTGAGCTGGCACTTAACATCACCGACGGCAAGATGTACTTTAAGAACACCAGCGGCGCAGTAACACTGCTTGCCTCCGCAGCTGGCGCTGCGGCAGCAGGCAATCTATCGGGTGGCACATCAGGCCAAATCCCTTACCAAAACGGTGTAAGCTCCACTGTGTTTATGGCCGCACCAAGTGTGTCTGGCACTTATCTTGGATGGAACGGTAGTGGCTTTTACTGGACATCTTCTACCGGCGCATCTGGTTTTAGTGGTTTTAGCGGCTTTAGTGGATATAGTGGTTTAGGCACCTCTGGTTACAGTGGTATATCAGGCTACAGCGGATTCAGTGGTTACAGTGGGTCTGGTGTATCTGGATATAGCGGATCTGGCGTGTCTGGCTATAGTGGCTTCTCGGGCTTTAGTGGCTACAGTGGTTTAACAGGTAACAGCGGTATCTCTGGCTTCTCAGGCTTTTCTGGCTACAGCGGATCTGGTACATCTGGTTACAGCGGTATCAATGGATCAACTGGCCCAACTGGTAACTCAGGCTACAGTGGCTTTAGTGGCTACAGTGGTTCAAACGGCGTATCAGGAACAACCGGCGCATCTGGTTACAGTGGATTTAGTGGTACATCAGGCTACAGCGGTTTCAGTGGTTTTAGTGGCTACAGTGGTCTTGGCTTATCTGGCTACTCTGGCGTATCAGGCTACTCTGGTGCGACAGCAGCATCGGGCTACAGCGGCTACAGTGGCTTCTCAGGATTCTCTGGCTATTCTGGATCTGGTGTTTCTGGTTATAGCGGTATCAGTGGATACTCTGGCGCCCCAGCATCAAGCACAGCCAACGCGGCAACATTTAACGACAGCGGTAGTGGCGCATCATCACCAACTACCTTTAACGGTTCCGTAGCTAGAACCATTTCGTTTAACACACTTGGCGCCCCTGGAATCTCAGGAACCAACGCAGTTGGCACGTGGCCAATCGGCATTAGTGGAACTGCAGCCACAGCAACCAACCTGTCCGGTGGTTCAGTAAACGCAACCAGCATTACTTACAGCACAACACTTACTGGCGGTACTGGTATTGTTAACTTAGGTTCTGGTCAGTTCTACAAAGACGCCAGCGGCAACGTGTCAATTGGCTCTACGTCTACGCCAGCCACCTTGTACGTCAAGGGCGGCAACTCAAACAACCTGTCAATTGATAACGGCGGTCAGCAGTTTACCACCTTGTCGGTGTACAACAACGGCACCGAAAAGGCGCAGATGTACTGGGACCAAACCAACACGCTGTTCGTGTTTGGTACGGACGTAGGCGCACCGGTGGTGTTCAAGGCAGCTACCGTGGAGCGTATGCGCATCTCTAGCGCTGGCGGCGTGTCGATCGGCACGTCAACAGACGCGGGCGTAGGCAACTTGCTGGTAAACGGAGCATACAAAACAACTAATTTTTCTATATATGAGTCTGGCGGCAAAATTTATTTTGCTTACCAAGGGACTCAAATTGCTTCTTTAGATTCTTCTGGTAACTTTACCACAATAGCTAATATAACAGCATACGGAACACCATAATGGCATTAAATATTAACATTTGTAGAAGGTAAGTATTAATTTTAACAACAATAAGGAATTATTATCATGGCATTAAAAGACACTATTGAAACTGAAGTTATTGCTCCAGTTGCTACTATTGAAGAAGCTCCAGCTGCTCCAGTGGAGCCAGAAATTGTAGTTGCAGATACCCCAGAGCCACAGGTTCACCAGGCTCCAGTATCCCCAATCCTACAGATGGCAATCGACCAAGCGGCATACCGCCTAGCAAGAGAGACTGCAGAATAAAATGGACTTACAATCTTTTTTCAACATGATACTGCCGCTGGTGTTTGTGGCAATCGGTTGGTTTATGAAAGAGCTTTGGACTGCGGTCCAGGCTCTTAAAATAGACTTACACGACCTGCGCACACACTTGGCTGAAAACTACATGCACAAGGACGACTTTTCAGACCGCTGGGAAGAGGTTCTTAAAGCAGTCCACCGTATTGAAGATAAGCTAGACCAAATTCGCAAATGAACGACATTATTAAGCAACTACTTACTGGCAAGGACAACACGACCTACGACCTAGGCCGTGTGTCTTGGCTGGTCGGCATGTTCGCCGTTATCTTACTGGCAGCCTATGAAGTGTTGCACGGCACCGTCAGCCTTCGTGAGCTTGCCGAATCGCTTGGGATTGTCTCAGCTGCCGGAGGCGCCAGTGTTGCTATGAAGCAAAAAGCTGAGCCAGATCAATAATGTTTCCTTTATCAATAATTACTTATGTCAAAATTGGATTGGTTGCTTTACTGTTATGCGGCGCTGGCTATGCTGGCTATTCTTTTGAAGCCGCTCGGTTTGATCGCTACAAAGCTGAGCAAATGGCTGCTACCCAGAAGCTCCAAGAACAACACCAACAAGCCGCCGACCAAATAAGAAAAGACAAAGATGCCCAAATCACTTCTATTAATTCTCAGTTGCTCGATGCTGTTAGTCAGTTGCGTAGCCGTCCCAGTCGCACCCAAGGTGCCACAAATGGACAAGACGGAACTGGGCGAGCCCTTTCTGCCGAGGATGCAGAATTTCTTGTTAGGGAAGCTGCCAGAGCAGACAAGCTCCGCACAGGGCTCGACGCCTGCTACAAACAATATGAAGCAATAGGTAAATAAATGGCGCTTAATTCTTCAGGACCAATTTCTTTAGCAGGAACTACCGCTGGCCAATCAATTCAGATTGAATTGGGTGGCACCGGTACGACCGCTATTAGTTTAAACAACACCAATGTGCGCACTTTAGCTGGTGTAACAACACCAAACAGTCAAATAGCTATGCCAACTAACTTTTGGGGTAAATCTAATAGAGCAGTTATTGGCTATACTTTTAGTGCTGACACATCAAATGCCTCATTAAATGTATCTTCCATAGCGGGGTATGTTGCTGGAAAGTCTGATATTACTGTAACTGTTAACGCGGGAATATATTTATACTCTACAACAACAAGCAGTGCTGGATTGACTTTAAGCGGAGGAACAACAGGCGATACTATTACTTTAGTAAACAACGGCTACATAATGGGCTGTGGAGGAGCAGGTGCAGGATACGATACTGTTGGTCCAGTTAGCGCCGGAAACGGTGGCACTGCTTTATCTTTAAGTTTTAATACAACTATTAACAATACAAACGGTTCGGCCTATATAGGCGGCGGTGGAGGTGGTGGAGGCAACGGCACAACATCATCGGGGGGTGGCAACCTTAATAGTGGTTCTGGTGGTGGTGGTGCTGGTGGCGGCGCTGGTGGTAATTATTTGCCTTCCACTGGAGGCACAGGTGGAAGTATTGGTAGTTCGGGGGGAAATGGAACTGCTACAAGTACAGTTGCATGTGGAGGCGGCGGGGGTAGAATATTTCCGGGAACAGGGGGAGCAGGAATATCTTTGAGTACTACAACTAGTAGGCTTAGTGCTGGCGGTAATGGCGGCGGCGCTGGTGGCGGTGGTGGAATTGTTGTTAACAAAAGTAGTGGAGCATCGGGAACCGGTGGTAGTTCCAATAGCGGCGGTGGCAGTGGTAGTGTCAGCTCCGGTACTAATATCGGTGCTGGCGGTGGAGGTGGTGGTTGGGGGGCTATAGGTGGCGTTGCGTATCCTACAACAATTGCTCCTGGCACCGGCGGAAATGCAGTTAGTTTAAATGGAAATTCAGTAACCTGGGTATCTGGAGATACGTCTAGAGTATATGGAGCAATATCATGATTATTATTACCCTTGAATTTATAGCGGCAATGGGGGTTTGTAAGTCAAGTTATGATTGGGCACAAAACTTTTTTGTTACTGAAGGCATAACACAATGCACTTACCAATTTGGTCAAAAAGTTTACAACGACTACTGTAAAAAAAATCCTATTGATACAAAAGATTGGGATAAATCTTGGATGGACAATTTACCAACAAACCCCAAAGTAATAATGTATTTTCCAGATTGGAAATATTTAAGTGAATTTAAATTATTAAATATTTTTACTAACGTATACGACACTTTTACAAATTTATCTGATGCTCAAGCACAATTAGAAAAAAATAAAACGGAATATATTGATAGTCAAAAAAACAAGTTTTCAGTAAACCAAGACGTTGATAACCCAGACGGTTCTACAACATGGATTCCTGTTGACCCTTTTACTTTTGACAAAGAAGACGATTACCAAGTATTTGACGTTTTTTCTGGACAATATACATTTTGTTCTAATTTAGCAGAAGCTCAAGCAACACAACGCGCAATAGAAGAAAAACTTTGTAACGCAGTAATGCCACCTATCCAGCAACAAATAGCAAGTGCAGATGGCAACGAAACAGCTTGGGTTAATATTTAATTACAAATAAGTAAACAACCCCAATTTGCGTATTAGTATTAAGCAAAGTAAGGAGAATAAATGAAAAAGCTAGTTGCTGTAGTACTGTGGGCCGTTGGAATATTTGCGGCAATCCATCTAACAAACCAATTTACCCGCATTGAAGAAAATATCATGGCCATTGCTAAATCCACTTTAGACTTTATTACCAAAGAAGAAGGCGCCCGTAACAAGGCATACAAAGATACCAAAGGTCTATGGACCATTGGTGTGGGTCACCTTATTAAAGATGACGAAAAAGACCTTATCAACGCCACCCTAACTAATGACCAGATAGAAGAGCTTCTTAGAAGCGATTTAAAGTGGTGTAGCGAGGCCGTAGAGAACTCGGTGAAGGTACCCCTTAGCCAGAACCAATTTGACGCCTTATACAGCCTGTGCTTTAATATTGGAGCTATAGCGTTTAAAAACTCCACTGTAGTAAAACGCATTAACGCAAACGACCTAAAAGGCGCTGCGGATGCAATCTTGATGTGGAACAAACCCGCCGTTTTAGAAAACCGTCGTAAACGTGAAAAAGAACTATTTTTAGGGGCGTAAAAGCCCATTTTTTTGCATTAGTAGATATAAGGACCGATCATCCTTTAACCCATAAATCCTCGAGGAAACACAATGTCAGATTTCAAAGCAACTCCCAAAATGAGAAGCGATTTACCTTGCTTTAAAGAAGGTGGATCTATTCAGCAACAAGTAAAAAACTTCACAAAACGCGACCGCAAACAAGTAGCAGAAGTAAAC